TCATAGTGCTTTAAGTATATTAGCGAACTTTTCAGCAGTTTCTTTCTTTTTCTCTTTAGCAAGATGACTGTACAAATTCATTGTGATCGAATAGTCTGCATGTCCTAATCTCATTTGAATTTCTTTAGGATTTACATCATTGTTCATTAGTAGGCTTGCGTGAGTGTGACGGAAACCATGAAAACCTATGTTAGGAACTTTTGCTTTTTTAAAGTGACGAACTAAGTGCTGTCTTTCGAGTTCGTAAGTTCTCATTTTTTGATGATATGAGAAAACTAGAGAATCATGCAACGATATAGCACCGTAATTTTGGTGTTTTCTCCACTCTTTCAACATTGAAATTGTCTCGCTATCTACAGAAACTAAACGATTGCTTTCTTTTGTTTTTGCACTGTCTTGTATCTCATTGCTGTATTGTATGAGTGTCTTAGATACACTAACGGTATTATTGACAAAATCAATATCAGACCATGATAAGGCTAAAGCCTCACAGATACGCAAACCAGTAGCAAGTAAAAGCTTGTATAGAGTAGTGCTTTTTATATTTGCTGTGGTTGATTGTAACGAGTCAAGGTAATCCAAGAAGCGTTTGAGTTCATCATTGTTAAAATACTTTATTTTTTTGACTGTTCTTGTCTTGAGTTTTGGAGAAAATACTTTTATAGCTGGATTGTCTGAGATAACACCTAATTGCATACCATAATCAAGAATGCGTTTGATGATATTGAGCAACAATTTATAATCTTTACTTTTTCCCTTTTCACGATTACCGTTAACTATTTCAGCAGTATTGGCATTTCTAGCCCAGTCATTAACAATATTTTGCAATAGTACAGTTGTAATTTTCTCAACTTTATAGTTTCCGAGTGCTGGCAAAATATAATTTTTTAAAAAATTACTATTGATTCTGATAGTGTTTGCTTTTACTGTCAATTTATAAGAATCAAACCAACTAGTGGCTAAGGCATTAAAATTGTCAAATGAAACTTTTTCTCTTGCAACAGTAGAGCCATTTTTGATAAACTTATTCATAGCTTGGTGAGCTTTATTCTCGCACGTTTTACGGTTCTTGGCTGTAACCGTGGTGCGTACTTGCTTACCTGTTAGGCTATCTACACCAAGATAGACATTTACTTTATAGACGGTTGTACCGTCTTTTTTTTGAACTTCTTTAATATTCATTTTTTCTCCTGTTCTATTGTCGGGCAAGACATGATTAAGGAGAAAGCGATAGTATTAAAGTTTTATTTATTCAAATTCCATATCATCGATACCGTCAGTAAAGTTTTCTAAAAACTCATACTCATTCATGAAGTTTATCCAGTAATCTACTTGCTCTTCGTGACTGTGAAAGCGAGGCTTGTTTTCTGCATTTTTAATTCCTTCTGCCACGTTTGTGAAAGCGCCGCTTATGTTCATATCCCACATCTTGTTAGCTTCTTTTTCAATGCGAGAATCAGGCCATTTAGCAGCTGGCTTTCTACTGGCGTTTTTATCTAGCAAGTAAACTGTAGCTTTTTCCAAAAACTTACCTTGGGCACGAGTGTTTTCTTCAACATATTTTCTAAATTCTGTGTAATCCATTTTTCACCCCTTACTATAAACAGTGGCTATGTAGTTGAGGTTGACCGATTATTTCATCAAACACCTCAACAACCAATCCATAATGACGTTTTTCTAACTCAAAATATTCAATAAATTTATCATAATCAATAACATCCGGTTCCCAATCGAACTGAGCAAGCCATTCATCGGCTCTATGTTCAATCATATAGCGGTCGGCTTCTCTTTCCTGCCTTCTGTCCCAACCAGAAGAACGACAATCAAGATGTCTATGTCCAAAGGAAACGTGCCCTATTTCGTGAAGTAATATATTCTGAGTTACCTTTTCACTATTGAATATATCAATAAAAATATAAGCTGTTCCTCTAATATTAAATTTCATTCCATCTTTAAGATGAGGGTAATCTGAAGGATTATAGTATTTTATTTTTAGTGCGAGTTCTGAAAGCAACTCCTTTATAACTGACATATATTTTACCCCCTGCCATGGTCTTCTTCCCATGTTTCACGGAGCAAATGTTTATAAAGTTCTTTTTCTCTATCTGTCAGAGGCACACCATCAAAAGCTACAGCTTCGTCAACAGCTTCTTGAAGCTCTTCGTCAGTAAGCGGAGAATTTATATCAAAAAGAGGAGTAACTTTTGGTTTTGGTTTAACAGCTCTTTTAGCCTTTTCTTGCTCTTCCAATTGAGAAGAAGCTGTATCAAGTACTATTTTTTGTCTTGGTTCTTCAAGTTGCATAGATATATCAGTTATTCGTTGGATAACATCCGGCAATTCTCCAGGTTCTTCCCAATCTTCAGAATGTCTAGGGTCAATATCCTCTCTAAGAACACCGAAGAAATCAGCTATTTTTTGAAGATTACCAGGATTAGGTAGGGATTTACCATTTATATATTCACTAATTGAGCTTTGAGATATACCTGTATTCTTTTGTAAGTCAACTGCTTTCTTATTTTTTATATCTAAATATTTTTTTATATTAGAAGAAACTATTGTTCGCATTGCTTCATCTTGCGGAGTTGATTTCCCACGTCCCATATGCTACTGTCCTCTTTCGTTAATTTATAAACATTATATCGGAATAAAACGAAATAATCAATAAAAAACACATAAAAATATCGGTTTTTTCCGTTTTAATAGTTGACATTGCTTTAAACCGATGTTATAATTAACTCATAAAGTCAAACAAGCGAACAAACAAAACAGTTGCGATGCTTCTGTGAATGTAGTTACACGTTGTATTCAACTCAGCGTAAGTAGCAAGTTTGGCAAATAAAAAATATCAGGAGAAATTATGGAGAGTTTACAAATTCCTAATTGGGTTGTTAAAGAATTAGAATCATCAAGTATTGGTTCGCACGGTAATTGTCCTAGATTCCTTAGAGGATTTGACAGTTATTCTAAAGAATTTCAAAGTTTTTGGTTGAATAACTATGATATCTGTAATGCATGGTTAAATCCTTTGACACGAAAATTTGTAGAAGTTATTTAAAATAAAAAGCCCCAGAGGGGCAGAAAGGAAAAGGGTATGAACCTTGAAAAAATTAAACAAGTTAAAATACTAGACAATTATGAAGAAATCAAAGACATTGTTAATGCTCATATAGAAATGGGTTGGATTGTTTTGCTATCAGACTGTAACAAAGTTATTCTTGGTGCTGAATGGCCTGAGTCATACAACATGAACTTTAATTTAACTGTCGAAAGAAAACATTTTGGAGTAGCCGGTAAACCTGGGGTTCCAGGAATTGGTGTTATTTAAAGATGTTTTGTATTTCTTGAATAGCTTTTTTATGTTCTGCTGTGGCTTTGTTTTTCCATAAAGCAAGAAGTTTCCCGATGGTAGAGGCCTCGATATCTGCAAGTTTAGGAACTTCTGACCATAAACTAGGGTTTTTTTCAAAAATTGGTAAAAGTAATTTTGCGATATAAGTATTTTGTTCTCTATTATAACGATCGTAAGAAGTGGAGTACGATAAATCAATTTCAGTAATATTCATTAAAGTTTCATCATCATAAACTTTATGTATTTTCTGAGGTTTATTGCGCAAAAAGAAATGAGAACTAAGATCGCATAAGGTTTCTTCAAAATATTTCAATTCATCATTTTTGATTCCTTTTTTTATAAAATAGTGGCACAATTCATGAGCTACTTGATATATAATTTGAGATTCTCTTATCCCATCCCTAACAGTAAGATAAATTATATTATCAGAATAGAAGTATTGTGGGAGATTTCCATTAGGGTTAGGATTTAATATTTTCAATCCTTCAAATGAAGCTTGTTTAAAAAAGAAACTCATTTCTTTTATTAAATTCTCGCAAGTGCTCTCAAATTGTGAATCGTTAACAACATTAAAACTGTGATAGCAATTAGGGATATTTGTAAATTCTTTTAATTCAAAGTTCATAAAACCTCCAATATAATTTTAGTTTAGTCACTTACATTATAGCACGGAGTTATGATATCGCTCACAATGAGCAGGGAAGTCTGGCGAACAGGTTCGATTCCTGAACTTCCCTTACTGCGTATGCAGAAATTTAATAAACAGAAAGGAGCCAGTATGGCAGAGAAAACACCACCAAAAATTACATTAAAAGCAGCACGAGTAAACGCTGGATTAACAGCTAAAGAAGTTGGAGAAATAGTCGGAAAAAACTATCAAACCATTCTGAAATATGAGCAAGACAGTTCTAATATCCCCCTAGATTTTGGAAAAGAATTGTCAAAAATTTATGACTATCCCTTTAATTATATTTTTTTAGGGAAAAACATCGGTTTAAAACGAACCGGACAGAATATTGCTAGTTAGAAAGGCAAAATATGAACGAACAAAAAGTAACGGTTAAGTCATCACTTATTGAGTCGAACGAATTAATAAAAGCGGCCTTTTCGGATTATGGAATCCAAAATGAAGACGGAGAGCAAATCACGCGAAAAGAGTTTGCAGACTTAGTTGGTCAAAAAATTTGGCTAGTAGCTGAAATTTTAGGAATTGAATTAGATTAGAAAGGAGTTCATAAATGAACGAATTACAAAACATTGATGGCTTTAATGCCAAAATCTACGGAACAGCTGAAAATCCTCTATTCCTCGCGAAAGATATTGCAGACATGTTGGAGATAAAAAATAATCGAGACATGCTTAATAATGTTGATGAAGATGAAAAGCTGATGTCGTTAGTATCTACATCAGGTCAAAATAGAAACATGTGGTTTTTAACAGAAGATGGTCTTTACGAAGTACTTATGACTTCGCGTAAACCACAAGCGAAAGTTTTCAAGAAAAAAGTAAAAGAAATTTTGAAGTCTATTCGCAAAAATGGAGCTTACATGACTAATGAAGTTATTGAAAAAGCTTTAACAAGTCCAGATTTCATCATTCAACTTGCGACTAATCTTAAAGATGAGCAAGAAAAAACAGCGATGTTATCTCAACAGGTTGCAGAAAGCAGACCCAAAGCAGATTATTATGACCGCATCATGAAATCAAAATCTTTGGTAACGATTAGTCAGATTGCCGAAGATTATGGAATGAGCGCCCAAGCATTAAATAAAATGCTTTATGAGTTAAAAGTTCAACATAAAGTTGGCGGATAGTGGTTATTATACGATAAACATAAAAATCATGGTTATACATTTAGTGAAACAAATGTTATTCCGAATCACAAAGATGGCGGAGAAAAAGTTGTTATGAATACTAAGTGGACTCAAAAAGGCAGAATGTTTATTTACAACTTACTAAAAACAGAAGGTATTTATCCCACGATTGAACGAGATGACGTTGCTTAGAAAGGAGAAGCTATGGGAGAACGATATGATCCAATGGCTGCGTATCTAGCCAATGGGGTTCTGGAAGAGTTTCGTAAGATGACGAATGAATGGCTGAAATTCCAAAAGGAGCTGTTCAAATATGAAAGTAAGACCGGAGAAATCAGGCAGGCTGATTTGTTGAAAGAATTCCACATGTCATCAGATACGCTGAAAAAGTGGAGAGAAAACGGATTACCTTCGATAAATCGAGGTGGTTCAGTCTTCTATCTCTTGGAAGATTTACATGATTTTTATTACTAAAATGTCGGGCAAGACATGATTAAGGAGAAATCGACTACCTCCACATACCAAGTTAATTTATTAAATGCGGTGCTCCGCTAGAAAAGAGAGATTTTGAATAAAGAAATAGAAAAGTTAGCTAACAACTATAAAGAAATAATTAACAAAACATCAGATCTTGCTTTGAAGCAAAATAATGGTGATATAAGAAAAGCTCGCAAATGGCTAAAAGAGCAACTGTTTTATACAGCTGATAGGGCCACAAACGAGCTTATCAAATTATCAATAGATAATATTTTAGATTACTAGGGTGTTTCTTCTAACGAAACAATTGCTGAAGTTTTATAAGTATTTTTAAAATCTAGTCCGATAGCAAACCAGTCAGTACTACCAAAAAGTCCCATCAGCCCAATATGTTGATATGATGTTCCTAAATCTGGAGAGTCTATGTTAGAACCTGAAAAAACTCCTTCGGCATAATATCCATCAGGATCTTTATCTAATGAATTCCAAGCGCTTATTCTGGTTTCTTCAGAAATAACGATTGACTCACCATTAGAAAAATGTACTTTAACAGACATCAACTTTCCTCCTTTCCATAAAACTAAGCAAATACCGCAAATATCTGCTCACAGTAATTATAGCACTCGGAGGATTAAAACACATACATAGAAAGGAAATTAATGGAAACAGCAACTAGAAATGGTCGTAAAGTCCGACTAATTCCAACGCCAGTTGGATATAAACTACAAGAAATTGATGTAGATTATAAAAATTATATGAGCAAGCAGTAGCTCAAGCATCACGATTCTCACAAGAATATTGTGATGAAACTGCTGAAAAACGTTACTGGTACCAACGTGCAATGGAAAACGAAGTTTATCGTGAAGCGTGGGAAAGAGAACATCGTTTTGACAATATCGATTCAATTACAGTAGCAAAATAAAAAAGCCCGCACGGGCATGCGGACTAAGACGTGATACATCTTTATATATTTTTATATCTAGATTATATCACGTTTCAACAAAAATAAGAAACGGAGAGCATTATGGACTTACAACTTATACCAGTAGATGCAGATGGACAAAGGGTTGACTTGAATCCATCAGCTATAAAAGATATGGATAATGTCACACTTACAGAGTTCTTAGCTCAGGCAAAGATTATAGCTGACCTTTATAAAAAGGGCGAAACTGAGGTTAAAAAACGGCTTGATGAAGGCCAACAATTTAATCGTTTAAGCTACGGCAAAGCATCCGAACGAAGAGTTTTAAAAATGAATAATAAACAGAAGCGTGATTTAGTAATTTCTCGAGGTTGGGATTGTGTAGAACCAATTCCATTGGGCAAATTAATAGAAAAATTCGGTAAAGATATCGAAAATGAATTGCCAGTAGTAACTACTAAAAATAATCCACCTCTTAAATGGGATGCGTGAGGTTCAATAAATGAAAATTACAAAAGCAACTGACTTAAGTCGGACTGATAACTGGCGCATCTTATTGTATGGTAAGCCTGGACTTGGTAAGACGAGTGCAATAAAAGGATTGCCTGGAAAGACGCTAGTTCTCAGTTTAGATAATTCACACAAAGTGTTGGCAGGTATAACAAACATTGATGTGAGAACAATTGACGAAGAAGGGAAAATTTCTTTTGATAAAGAAAATCCTGACAAAGATATTAAAACATTCATAAGAGAAGTTGATGGAGTTTTAGATCAATATGATAATTTGGTGATTGATAATTTTACTAGTTTTCAATCAGATTGGTTTGTTGAACGTGGAAAAAATTCAAAGAATGGAATTTCAAACGAAATCCAAGATTGGGGTCAATGGCCTAATTATTTTTTGCGGATATTAACAACCTTATTCAATAAACCATTGAATGTATATGTAACAGCTTGGGAAGATACAAGAGAAATCTCTGCGGAAGATGGACGAGTATTTACCCAATTTGTGCCAAACATTCGTAAACAAGTAGTCAATGAACTTACAGGCTGGACAGATGTTGTAGGTCGAATAATAGTAAATCCAAAAACAGGAAACAGAGGAGTGATATTAGAAGGCGATAATAGTGTTTATGCTAAAAATCGCTTAGATGACCGTAAAGCGTGTAAAATTGAAGATTTATTTAAATTTGGTCAACAATCAAAACAAGAAAACACAGAAAACGGAGAACAAAAATAATGAAATTTAACAGAAACGAAATGAGCGCACTTTCAGGACAACAATTCACAGTAGGAGCGCATATTGCAACAATTACTGATGTTAAAAATCAACAATCTAAAAATGGCGATCCAATGTTCAAGTTTGATATTGAAGGTAATAATGGAGAAACTGCAAATAATTGGTTTTTGTTTGGTAAACCTTGGTCAGACGGCAACTTGCAAAGAATCCTTGTAAGTATTGAAGATAACAACCAAACCATTGCGCCGATTGATTATGGACACAACGAACAAACACTTAACTTCTTGAAAAATAAACGTGTATTTATTTTAGTAAAAGAACGAACTGGGACATATATTGATAAAAACGGAGATGAGAAAGCTGCGACAGGTACTGAAATTAAAACTTTCTTGTCACGACCAGAATTTGCTTCTTTCGGTGGAGGTCAGCAAACACAGCAAAAAGCTAATGACCAATTTGGTGGGTCACCAATGGAAATTTCAGACGACCAACTACCATTCTAATAAGTGCTGGAGGGTGGCGTAACGACCGTAAAGTCCATGAGTATTCAGTGCCTGCACATAAACACTCATTGCCAGCTTTTAATTTGAAAAATAAAACTTGAAATAAATATAGAAGAAAGGATATCGAATGGTTGAAATTAGTTGGATTAAATTGAGCGTTAATATTTTCGATGATGAAAAAATGAAGTTGATTGATGAGATGCCAGAAAATGATGCGATCTTTAGAATATGGGTTTACTTGCTTAGTTTGGCGGGAAAAACAAATGATTCTGGGCTTGTCTATTTAAGTAATCATATTCCATATACTGATGAAATGATTTCTGCTTTGTGTAATAGGCCTGTTTCTACTGTAAGATTGGCTCTTAAAACATTCAGAGATTTTGGTTTAATCGAAATTTACAATGATAATCTCATTAGTATAAGTAACTGGGAAAAGCATCAAAATATTGATGGAATGGATAAAATTCGAGAGCAGAATAGGATAAGAAAGCAGGCACAGCGCGAAAGGCAAGCTTTGTTAAGTGGTCACGTGACGTCACGTGACAGTCACGCAACAGAAGAAGATAAGAATAAGAGTAAGAATAAGAAAAAGAATAATAATACTATGTCAGATAAATCTGACGATGTTATTCCATATTCTGAAATTATTTCTTACTTGAATGAAAAAACAGGGCGAAGTTTTAGAACTACTGAAGCTCACAAACGTTTTATCAAAGCGAGGTGGAATGAGGATTATAAACTAGATGACTTTAAGAAGGTCGTTGATAATAAAGTTGCTGACTGGACAGGTAAAACAATAAATGGTCAACCAGCAGAAAAATACTTACAACCTTCAACGTTGTTCGGAACGAAGTTTGATAATTACCTTAATCAGACACCAATGCGCCAAGAACAAGCACAGCCTTATGATGATCTTGGATTGCCATTTTAGGAGGAAAAATGGAAAATATCGGAGATGTTATTGGAAAATTTGTTGATATGAATAAATTTAATGCAATGACTGATAAAGTTATCGCTCGTCCAGAAATAGAAAAATTCATTTCGGATAATAAGATGACTAGCGATGAAGTTTCAAAAAGTTATTCTAAATTCTACGAATATCTTAAAGAGAAAAATAAATTTGATAATAACGAAAAAACAGCATTGAGTGGACATGAACCTTTTTTGATTATGAACTGTGGTTATGCCGATGTTGTCTATCGTGAGACTGAAGAAGTGATTAAACGTAGGAAAAAAGCTGAGTTTGTCAAAAGGCTTAATCGCAATAGCATTGTGAGAGATATGACAATAAAAAAAGCAAGTTTTGAAAATTTTAATGCAGTAACTGACGAAGAAAAGAGAGCTTTGGCGTTCGCAAAAGAAGTATCTGAATATTATTATACTGGCGGTGAGGGAAATACTGTAGTAAGCGGGCCAGCAGGAACAGGGAAAAGTCACCTAGCCATGAGCATCTTAAAAGATTGTTTACAGCATACTGATTTAACCGTTATTTTTGCAAGTTGGTCAGAGGTTCTTCACTTAATCAAAGATAGTTTTGATAATAAAGACAGCTTTTATTCAACTGAATACTTCATGGAAGTTTTTAGAAATACTGACTTATTAGTTATTGATGATATTGGAAGCGAGAAAATAACAGAATGGTCGATGTCTTTAATGACAGAAGTTTTGGATGCAAGGACTAAGACTATTATTACCACTAATCTAAAAAGTGATGAAATAAGAAAAAAATATCATAACAGGACATATAGCCGTTTGTTCAGAGGTATTGGAAAAAAAGCATTCAATTTTGAAAATATTAAAGATAAGCGTGTTAGTCAGTTGCCATTCTAGGAGAAGCAATGAAAACAATAATCATTGAGCAGTGGGAAAACGAACATTACCCACTCGGAAGAATTAAAAAGCAGAAGCTTGCAGAGAAATCTGAGCATGAGATTATTTTTATTCTTAATCGCATGGCTCAGATGCCTGCAATTGTTAGATTTGGAGAAGCAAGTGAAGTTTGAATTTAACTTTCTCAGAAAAGAAATGATAAATGAGAATGATAATAAAGGCACAACTTATGGTTCAAGAATTGCTGCCAATAACACCAAACAGCGTTTAAGACGGATTGCATGTCGAACAGCCCATGAATGGCTAGACCAATCAGAAGAAGTATTTGAGCAATTCCATGAGAAGCACCGTTGCGATGTGTTCGTAGTAATTTATCCACCTAAACGCTTTAAATATGATCCACCAAATTATGAACCAACTTCTAAAGCATTAATCGATGGACTGACAGATGCTGGAATTTGGAATGATGATAATTACAATGTTATTCGCAGAACAAGTTTTGAGCATGGTGGACTTTCTGGAGATACAAAGACCTGGAAAGTAGAGTTAGTAGTGAAAGAACTGACAGAATAGCATTAAATCATGAAAATTGCGGTTACATTGAGCGCTTAAACCGTTTCGTGGATAATTTATCACGAACTAGACAAAAGCGCTTAGAAGCTAAAATATGAGGTAGTAATATGTTCAGCAAAAATGAAATAAGGCGTGGAGATAAAATATGCTTCCGCGACACAAAATTCTTAAAAGTTATCGAAGTTACTGACAAATACATAACGGTTGAAAAAGACCAGTTCACTAAAAAATCAGTTAAGCGTGATGATTTTAGAATTGTAAAAATAAATGGAAGATACCATGCATGTGAACTCTTTGACAGAGTTGTGAAGTGAGGGATGAAATGAAGTGTAAAAAATGCGGTAACAAAATAGATTGTGATTGTATGGGATGCCATGAGTGCCATCCAGAATATACTTGTGAAACGTGTGGATTTTGCCATATTGACGGTTGGGAAGCTGGGGCATGTTGGAGTTTAGCCAATGACCCTGATTATGACCCATTTGACATTTAAAGGAGATAAGAAATGACAAATTTATATGATGAAACAGTCACGATTTTAGAAAGCCACGATAAAACAATTGCCGATATTGAATATATTGGTAGTTCAGAGACAAAAATTAATACAAATAAAGCGCTCGAATTGATGAAAAAAACGAATTATGATAGCGGTTATGGCGGTCAGGAAATAGCAGAAAACCTAATGATTAAAGGGAATGGTTTCATCATGACACGAGGGGAATATGACGGCTCTGAATGGTGGGATTATATGCAAACAGCTCCATCTTTACCGCAAGTAGAGAGAGATGTTAAAAGTTTTAAAACAAACAGAGGCTGGGACAGCTTAGAGGGAATTAATGGCTTGGAGGACACGAAAAATGACTAAGTTTGAAGAAGAATTTAAAGCATTAACTAGTTGGGACTGGGTAAATGTTGATTTAATTCAGCAGATATTAACAAGATTCGGTAACTGGCACTCAGACGAAGAGTTTCAGGAGTTGAAAGAACAAAATGAGAATCAAGCTGAAAGTATATTATTAATGCTCGATGAGATAAAATCACTCAAATCCCAACTCCAACAGCAAGCCCTGCCAGTCGTGCCTGAGTGTGTGGCTGAATTCATTGAAGATTGTAAAAAAGAAGGGGATTGTTTATTCGGTGTTTTTGCAGACGCAACAAGAGTCGAACACGATATGCCCGATTTGGTTTATTTTTGGCTAGGAGATGAAGGTAATAACGATGAGTTATTCGCTCGTGCATGGCTAGACGGCTACACAGTCGAAAAACCGCAGCTGTTCTATATTGCATTGCCAAAAGTTTATGGATTAAGCGATTCAACCTTCGTATCAAAAGCGGAAAGTGGAATAATCTCAGAATTTACAAAAGGAAAAGATTATGCATTAAAATTAACAGAACAAGAAATCAAGTCAATTGATGAGCGTTACTGGCAGTTTGCTGTGCCTGTGGAGGACGGAGAATGACAAGAAAATTTAAAAAGCTGAACGAAAATGCGACTATTCCAGAACGAGCGACAGAACATAGCGCAGGATATGACATTTCAGCAAGTGAAACAGTTACGATTCAACCTGATGAAATTAAAATGGTAAGCACTGGGCTAGCTGTTCAACTTGGTGATGATGAAGTATTGAAATTATATGACCGTTCAAGTAATCCAGTTAAGCGTGGCATTGCATTGATTAATTCTGTAGGGATTATCGATTCAGATTACTATCCGCAAGAATTTAAAGGTTTATTTATGAATATCTCAAAAGAGCCTGTAACCATTTCTAAAGGTCAAAGAATAATGCAAGGGGTATTTGTCAAATACCTTACAACAGACGATGACAATGCAAATGGAAAGCGTACAGGCGGATTTGGTAGCACTGGGGAGGTGTAAAAAATGATGAAGCAAACAACATGTTATGGCTGTGATAAACCAATCGAACCTGAATGGCTTCCAGAAGGAGAATTTATTGTATGTGATGAATGCTCTTCAGACACTGACAAACTTTCGGTTGAAAAACTACAAGAACAGCTCAACACTGCAAAAAAGGCACTGACAAACATTAAGATGAGAACTGAACGTGATGAACTAGAAACATATTATGTTGAGAGAAATCATGATATTCGTAAAGATGCGATTGATGCACTCGCAGCGATTGGAGGGGATGATGAGTAAACTAGAAAAAACAGCACCAAATGAAATTTATTTGATTGTCGGAGATGCTGACAAAGATTGTAATTTCAACGAATTAGCGGAAGTTACTTGGGCTGATGAGCCTATTTATGAAGAGACATCAATTAGATATGTTAAATCTTCCCAGCTAACGATTCCGAAAAGCATTGCGGATGAGTTGGATAGTACTTTTGCGGGCATTGATGCAACAGATATTGGTTATGTGCTAGATCAAACTGGACCTTACGGTTCGATAGCTTTCAATGATTACTACTTTAAAAATAAAAATATCATCGCTTTATACCTCGCAGGCAAAGCCCTCGGAGTTGATTTAGTGAAAGTGGGGGAGGGATGAAAACAGAGGAAATAGTACAAAACTACCAAATAAAGTTGTTAAAGATTATATTCAAAGAAATTGATAATCTGATGACGAAAAAAGAAAAAGCGGATATCAACGCACAAAAACTTGCTGAAAATGGGAATACAGTTAGAACATCAGCACACTGGAAATCAGTAGGAAATGCAGAGTTTTACATTAAAGAGATCTACCAAAAGTTGAGTACTTTAGCAGAAATTGATAGGCTTTTCCATTGGTCTGATCGTTTACATCAAGAACAATTAAAATTTGTTAGTAAATATCCAAAAGTTATGGAAAAATACAGACAAACTAATATCGCAGGTCAATGACTGGTGGGGAGGGATTGAATGAAAAGCAATCTTGATTTAAAAGGAGAACTACTCGGATATATAGACATGGATTGTCCAAAGTGTAATAGGCACAGAGTTGAAAAATACCAGAACGGTGAGTTGCGTTGTGAAAAATGCGAGTGGAATATCACCTTGCAAAAATATGAACCATGGGAATGGGAAGATGAGGAGGACAACTAATGAAACTTTTGTGTAAGCTGTTCGGGCATAAAACAAAAGAAGAACATCAATATAGACATTCTTGTTATTTGTACTGTTATAGATGCAAAGAAAATGTTTGGGTTGTTGCTCCGAAGAATCCAAAAGTAAAAGTCTGTCAGTGTCAATGGTGTGTTGAAAATAAAATCAATCGCTCAGACCTTGACGAGTCAGAGAACGTGTTCCCTGAAAAATGGCTTGATAAACATATGGATTGAGGTGGAGATGAAAAAATTTGAGTTATATAGCGCAGAATTCGTTAGCAAATATAAAAAACCTAAGTGTGTAATGAGTATTATTGAAGCTAATAGTTTAGCAGATTTAATTCAAGAAATCGAAAGCAACGCAGGTTGGTACACTGCTGACAACGGAGCTTTCAAAGTTGCCTATATCGAGGAGGTTGTGGAATGAAAGTGATTTATAAGATACTAATTGCCCTAATAGTAGTTGCTGTAGGATTTGGATTATCTCTAGCAACCTATCATCTCTTTGGGTACGACAAGATAATGAGCTTTTGGCAGTACATCTTGCTTAGGAGTAAATAAAAAAAGCCCAAGCTGACCAAGCTTGAGCGAAATACGATTTACAACAACTTATTATATTACTTTCGGTCAGTTATATTATATCATACAGACCAATAATTTATTCCAAAATAAAAATGCCCGAACTGACCAAATTCGAGCTTAATAGAACAATGTTTCATGGATAATTTTTATGGTCTAACAAATTATATCATACTGAGCTAGGAACTCGCTAAACTCAACTGGAGGGAAAATGGATAAAGTATCTACGTATGAAAGGCCTAAACGGACTAACGCTCCGATGATAAAAAGAGCAGAGAAAAAGGAGATTAATATGTTATCAGAAACTAAAATCAGAAGAAATATTGAGACAATTGAACAAAAAACATGCCGTTTAAAAAATGTAATTCATGCAATTAAAAGACAAACAGAATTAGTGGAACTATTAGAAGACAAATTGCAATCAGGGGAAATTAAAAAAACTGATAAATTTGGCGCCGAATTAACAGACAGATTTAGTTTCTTTGAATCAAATTTTAACATTCCCGTTGGTACTCTTATTAGTTTACTTAAAGATAACATTGAGGGAAATACAACTATAGCCAGTGAGTTGGTCGCAAAACTTGGAATCGAGGTTGTGAGTGAGAAAAAACAGAATAAAAGAGCTTAGAAAAGCTCAAAAAATAACACTAAAGGAGTTATCAGAGAAGCTAAAAGAAAAAGGACTATCTTTTAATGATAGTCAGCTTTCTAAGTTTGAAAAGGGGACAAGTTCACCACGAAATGAAGATATCTGGGAGGCGTTAGCAGAAATTTTTGATGTAAGTCTCGCATACGTTATGGGCATTGAATGATTGAACAAAAAAGCCCACGGCAATGGGCTTCGGCAACTGAATATCTAACTTAATTATACCACAAAAGGAGAATTTGATGAATGGCAGATAAGTTAGATAGAATTATTGGAGATTACGTTAATGGCAGACTTGAAGCCAGAATAAAATCAATTGAAAGTAGATATCTTTATAAACAAAAAGTAGATAACTTAGGTATTCGTACGGCTTATTCTGGCGGTTCGGAGCCTGAAAGTCATGTTTTAAATAAAGAAGCGCTTGAAAATGATGAGGAATTAATCAGATTAAGAGAATTGATAAGACAAATAGATATCTGGTATCTACCATTGATTCAAGTCGAAAAAGAGGTAATAAGACTAAAATGTGAAGGATATAATGGCAGATACTGGTATCAAGTAATGCAAGAATTGGATGTTCAAGGATTTGAAGTTCCACAGAAGAAAGCTAAAGCTGCTTATTATAAATTTAGGAATGATATCTATTCTTTTGTTATTCACTTAATTTGAGAGGGACAAAATAGACAAAAAAAGAATCGAAATTGCCCAAAATAGGCACCTCAACCCTTGTTTTTGCTGATATACTTGTATTATGAAGTAAAAGGCAAAAGCACAAAATATCATAAGTATCGGTTTGAATTTGCTTCATAAGCTTGTTAGGGTTCGACTCCCTGACTTGCTATTATACTTTATTACAGGTTGTCCAATGGGCAGCCTTTTATTGTTGGAGGAATAAGATGGACCTTGAACAACCTAAAAGAACTAATGCTCCTATGAAACCAAAAGAACGTAAGATGATTTATGTTGAGACTAAATACGGTGATTGTAAGATTGAATATAGCGATAAAAAATGGGGATCAATTGTATCTCAATTAAGCAATGGTATGCCATGGATTGCTGCAGGTGAATACTTGCTTAGAGCTGATGATATAGTGTTAATTAAGGAGATAGCTAAATAACATGCCAATGACTGGACGTTGTCGTGTGCCTAACTGCCACGCTGTAGTTATTAGACCACTACACTATTGTACTAAGCACGCTGATAAAGAAGCAGCATATCAAGCAAGCAGGGAGCGATGGACTAATCGTAATGATAATACTAAAAGATATAAGGACTATAACAAACGTAAGCGTGAGTATAGCGACATTAAAGTAGAACAGAATAAGTTCTATCAAAGCAAGCAATGGAAGTCTATACGTGATGTAGTAAGACGTAGAGATAACTTCCTTTGTCAGTACTGCAAAGCACACAACAGAGTAAGAACTGGTAAGATAGTGGATCACATCGTGCCAGTTGAGTTTGACTTGAATGGTAAGACCATCATGGATAACTTGGCTTTCTGTTGTAGCAAATGCCACACAAGGAAAACTAAGTGGGAACAAATTTATTATGGGACTGGTTACGGAAATAAAACTAAAAATGTAATCCCCATAAAAAACGTAAAAGATGTCCCTGATTTTCAAAAAAATGAACGATAATTTTTAACAACCCTCCCCCCTATACTTATACTAGGAAAAGCACACACATAGGTATCGTCTTGCGTGAAAACCCATTTTTCAAAATTTTTATATAGGGGGGGTCAAAACACTAAAAGAAAGGAGAAAAAATGACAGCTAAGAAGTTCAAAGACAGTAATGACGGGAAGTTGTCCTATCGTGCACCTAAGCACCTTTCTCCTCTCGCAAGTGCTTGTTGGCGTAAAACTGTTCCCTTTCTTGAGGAACAAAAGCCAGTTGATAAGATTGATTCGTTTTTAGTTGAAATGTACTGTACTCAGTATGAAATTTATAGAAATTCATATGAACATCTCAAAAAACATGGTGAGGTTCAAGAAATTTATAAAGCAGTTCAAGATATGACTGGTGAAATTATTGACAGACAATTTCAAGGTTTTAAACGTAATCCAATGACTCAAATTTACTCGGATGCAATAAAAAATCTTACAAAGATTGGTTCTGAGTTAGGTTTATCACCAAAATCACGTTCTGAATTGATAGAACTTAACATGCAAGATACGAATGAAAAAAGCACTAAAGATAAGATGAAGGCGTTCTTTGATGGGGGTGATGACGATGATTACTGAGTTAGCTCCTACAAAAACAATGAATAATCTTATCATTGAATTTAAAGTTGATTTAACGCAGGACCATGACGTCTTAGGAGCTTATCATAGTATTGATTTTTCAGAAATACGTGCTAAATATAGAGATCCTGGCACAAGATATGCATTCGCAGTATTAGACGGTATAACAAAATCTGGGTATCTAACAAAATTAGCAGCATTTAGGCATTTAAGAGACCTTCAAAGAATTGGACATGAAGATTTTCCTTATAGATACTCTAAAAAGGAAATAAGAAATTTACTAAAAGTTGCTTCAGTTGTCCCGAATGTTGATACAGGCGAACCAACTGAGCTAATGCCTTGGCAAAAATTCATTATGTGTATGCTGATAGGATGGAGGAATAGCGAAGGTGGAAAAAGGTTTACTATCGCTATAATATCAGTATCTCGTGGGCAAGGTAAAACTTATATTCTAGCAATTTTGATGGTTTATTCATTTTTATTTGAAAGTCTTGGTTTATCAAATCAGGACTTTTTAGTTTCCTCGATAAACTTTAAACAGACAAGCAAATTGTTTGGATATGTTAAGACGATGCTTAAGACAGTTATAAAAATTGAACCATTTAAAACAATTGCTGCTGAAACAGGTTTGACTGATCGTTCTATTCTGAATGATGAAGTTGTCATGAAGAAAATGAATAATAAAATTCGTGCTATTTCTCATGAAGCTGGTCAATATGATAGTTTTCACTTTACAACTGCTATTTTTGATGAAATCGGAGAGGTAACTAATAGAGAAAAAATTTCTAAAATTGTTTCTGGGCAAGTTATGGTTGAAAATCATCAGTTTGTACAAATTTCAACTTCCTATCCAGACCCTAGCGTTCCTTTTAGGAAGGACCAAAAAACACTTCAAGAAGCTATGGAAAAAGATTGGGATAGAGAAGCAGATACTTCTTTGTGTTTGATATGGGCGCAAGATGATTTATCAGAAACATTCGAGCCAGAAACTTGGGTAAAATCAAACCCTCTTCTTGAATTGGAAGATAAAAAAGATATTTTATTAAAAGGATTGATTGACAAACGAAACAGTGACTTGTTACAAGGGACACTACATGATTTTCAAACTAAAAACCTTAATATGTGGCTTCAGCAAGATGTTGATAGTTACTTAAATCTTGCTGATGTTGAAAAAGCTATTATTCCTGAATTTAGCATTCATGGGCAACGCTGTTATATAGGTATTGACTATTCAATGATGTCAGATAATACAGCGATTGCTTTCGTTTTTCCTTATTTAGATGATGAAGGAAAGCCTAAGTGGCATGTTGAACAGCATTCGTTTGTTCCATTCCAAAGAGCAGGTTCAATTGATGCTAAAGAAAAACAAGATGGTATTAATTATAGAGAACTAGAAAAATATGGTTTTTGTACAGTCACAAGCCACCAACAAGGGCTAATCAATGATGATGAGGTTTATGAATGGATTGTTAATTATATTGAAGATAACGCATTGGATGTTATCTTTTTTGGTTATGATGCAATGGGTATCACTAAAGTAATTCAAATGCTCATGAATAATACGGGCTATAATTTACAACCTATCCGTCAAAGAACGGGTGAGTTGAAAGACCCTACAAAATTTTTACAAAAACTATTTGTGGAGGGCTCTATTAGTAGGCTAGATGATAAAATCATGGAAAAATCGCTGTTAAATGCGGTTTTACGTGAAGATTCAATAGGAATACAGGTAGATAAACGAAAAGCAACTTTAAAAATTGACGTTGTTGATGCGATTATTGATGCTTTATTTCAAGGGATGTATCACTTTGAGGATTATGGTATGGCAAATGACAAGAGTTGGCAAGTTGAGCATATGACACCAGAACAAGTAAAAGAATGGGTTACTAGCCAAGAATCCGGCTTATTAGACCTTGATGACGAAATAGATGATGATTGGGGATTTGATGAAGATTTTTAAAGCGTTTTTAAAAAAAATATGGGATGTTTTTGATGTTCTATGCTTCTCTTTAGCAGCTATTACGTTAAATATCACAGTTTTTCTAATGAACTTATTTGCTGGTGGAATTACATTAACAGTAACATTTATTATTTTTGGAATTGGTTCTTGGTTTATTAGTTCCAAAATTACGAAGGGAGGTGATTGATTTTGCCAATATTAAACTTTATCAACCAAACAAATGATCCGCCAGAAGTTGGTAGTGTTCAAAGCTATTTTCCAGATGGAAATGATGCTCAAATAATGGAAAGTTTGCTTGGTGATAATAATGAATGGGTTTCAGCTCGTGCAGCATTAAGAAATTCAGACTTATTTTCTATTATCTTGCAACTATCTAGTGATTTAGCAATAGTTAAAATCAATGCTGAAAAGAAAAAGAATCAAGGAATCATTGATAATCCAAGTACTAATGCTAATAAACATGGATTTTGGCAATCAATGTTTGCGCAGTTGCTTTTAGGAGGTGAAGCATTCGCTTATCGTTGGAGAAATGCTAATGGCGCTGATATGAAATGGGAATATTTAAGGCCATCTCAAGTAAATACTTATTATTTCGAGTATGAAAATGGAATGTATTACAACATCACTTTTGATGATCCTAAGATAGAACCTATTTTACAAGCTCCACAGAGCGATTTGATTCATATGAAACTACTATCTATTGATGGTGGTAAAACTGGTATTAGTCCACTTTACTCTTTGAGACGTGAATCAAAAATTCAAAGAGCCTCCGATAGATTAACAATTAGTTCATTGAATAGTTCATTAAATGTTCCTGGTGTACTTACTGTTAAAGGTGGTGGGCTTCTTAGTGATAAAGATAAAGCATCTCGTTCTCGTTCGTTTATGAAACGTTCAAGAAGTGGTGGTCCCGTAGTATTAGATGACCTTGAAGAATTTACTGCACTAGAAATTAAATCAAATGTAGCTCAATTATTGTCACAAACAGATTGGACTTCTAAGCAATATGCCAAAGTATATGGGCTTCCTGACAGCTATATTGGTGGACAAGGTGACCAACAATCCTCAATTCAACAAATAAGTGGAATGTACGCAAGTGCTTTAAATCGCTATTTAAGACCTGCTATAAGTGAATTAGAGTATAAGTTAAGCGACCACATAAGCGTTAACATGAGACCAGCTATTGACCCTCTTGGTGATAATTACTTATCTACTATTAGTACTGCTACAAGATGGGGTGCATTGGCTGAAAATCAAGCTACATTTGTCTTGCAAGAAGCAGGATATATTCCTAAAGACCTACCAGCTCCTGAAAATACAAATAAAAAGACAACTGGCCAAAGTAATGAGCCAGTACCATAGGAAAGGAGGTGGTCATGGTGATTATTCTTAGAAAGGAGGTAAATGATGACAGTAATCAATATTAAAGGAGATATAGTTGATAATAGTTACGGAATGATGTATGACTGGTTTGGAATCGATTATACAAGTCCAGCTAAAGTTAATGATGCCTTAGTAAATGCTGATGATGAAGAAATTGTTTTAAATATCGCTTCTAATGGCGGAGATGTATTTGCAGCTTCTGAGATTTATACTGCTATTAAGATGAATGATAAACCTGTAACTGTAAATATTCAAGGATTAGCAGCATCTGCAGCTTCAGTAATCGCAATGGCTGGAGATACGGTAAATATCTCTCCAACAGCCCAATTGATGATTCATAAGGCTATGAGTGGTAGCCAAGGAAATGCTGACGACTTTGAGCAAGAAGCTAAAGTTTTAAACGGTGTTGACCAATCTATTGCTGCAGCTTATGAATTAAAAACTGGTATGAAACAATCTGACTTATTGCAGTTGATGTCTAACGAAACATGGATGACAGCTCAAGATGCAGTTGATAAAGGATTTGCAGACAACATTATGTTTGTGGATGCTAATAAACCAGTATTTTCTAACTCAATCGGCAATATTCCAACTGCTGATAAACTTAATGAATTTATGAATTTCATGAATTTCAAAAATCGGAATAACCCTCCGAAAGAAGAACCAATTATAGAAAACAAACAAGCCGATTTACGTTCTCGTAAGTTGGCTATTTTATTAGAAAAATAAAGGAGACTCAAATGGGAGTTAAATTAACAGTAAATCAATTGAACGAAGCATGGATTGCTTCAGGAGATAAAGTCACAGACTTTAATGACCAAATCAACATGGCTCTTAATGATGATAATTTTTCAGCAGAGGCTATGTCAGAATTAAAAAATAAACGTGATAATGAAAAAGTTCGCCGCGACGCATTGAGAGAACAACTTGTTGAAGCTCAAGCTGAGCAAGTAGTTAATATGCGTGAAGAAGAAAAAGGTCCATTGAATAAAAGCGAAAATGAACTCAAAGACAAATTTGTTAAAGACTTCGTGAATATGGTTCGTAACCCTATGGCGTTTATGAATACCGTTTCATCTAAAACTGAAACTAGCGGAAGTGATAGTGCTGCTGGACTTACTATTCCGCAAGATATCCGTACTATGATTAACACATTGGTTCGCCAATATGACTCGCTACAACAATATGTACGTGTTGAGAGTGTTTCTACTTCAAACGGTAGTCGTGTATATGAAAAATGGACTGATGTAACTCCGTTGACTGTAATGGATGCAGAAGATGGAAAAATTCCAGACCTTGACAATCCTCAGTTGACAATTATCAAATACTTGATTAAACGTTATGCGGGAATCATCACTGCAACGAATACATTGCTTAAAGATACAGCAGAAAATATTCTTGCATGGTTATCAAGCTGGATTGCTAAGAAAGTGGTTGTGACTCGTAACCAAGCGATTATCGAAGTAATGAAAGCAGCACCTAAAAAACCAACAATCGCTAAATTTGACGATGTTATTACTATGATTAATACAGCGGTTGATCCTGCGATTATCGCCACTTCAAGTCTTTTGACTAACCAGTCAGGGTTGAATAAACTTGCTTTGGTTAAAACTGCTGAAGGTAAATATTTGCTCGAACCAGACCCAACAAAACCTAATTCATATCTAATTAAAGGTAAACAAGTTATTGTTGTTGCAGATCGCTGGCTTCCAAATACTGGATCAACAGTTTATCCACTTTACTATGGAGATATGTCGCAAGCTATTACATTGTTTGACCGTGAAAACATGTCATTACTTCCAACAAATATTGGTGCTGGTGCATTTGAAACTGATACTACTAAAATTCGTGTAATCGATCGCTTCGATGTTAAAGCTACTGACTCAGAAGCTTTAGTTGCTGGTTCATTTTCTGCAATTGCAGACCAAGTAGGTAATTTCAAAACTACAACGTCTACTGCCGTATAATCAGGAGGTATTTAAATGAGTGTAACTGTTGATGACTTACTAGATCAGTTATCAGAAGATGATGATCGCAAACCACAACTTCAAATTTATTTTGATACAGCAACAGCATATGTGAAAAATGCAGTGAGTTCTGATACAGTTGATGCTCCATTTTTCAGTGTAGAAAACGTTTCTCCGATTTATGATGTAGCTGTTCTTAGCTATTCTATGGATTTGTGGATTAATCGTTCTACGACTATGCCGCCTACTACGGCTGTAGATCACATGGTCGGTCAGTTGAGAGGTCTTTATTCTTCGTGGAAGGAGGCGCAAGATGGTCAAAACTTACAAACCGAATGATTTTAACAGAAAATGTAAGATTGGAGTTACTAAAACAGTAACTACTCCAACTGGAGGCAAGATTGAAAAAATTGACCCAGCAACGGTTTTAAATGTTCGATTTGCGGCTAAAATGAGATCACTTGCGCTTCAATTTCAGATAATTGGTACAACTACGGCTGATACATTCGACATTGCAATTAGACATAATAAGCTAGTTACAAAGAAAATGTTTGTTCAAATAGATGATGTTCTTTACAATATTATTAATATTTCTTCAGATGAATCTGCAAAGCTTATTAAATTTGATATTTTGACTCTTCAAGCGAAGAAGAAAGGAGCTTAATATGGTTTCATTTTATGATGCGATGCAGCTTATTGTCGATAGAGCTGAAGAATTAAGTACAAAAATGTCTGTAGAAGATAAGGCGGAAGTTACAAAGGCAGGCGCTAAAGTTTTTGAGCAAGCATTGGCTTATGAAGTTAGAAATAGGCACTACCGTCATCGTGATACTGGAGAAGATCCACATTTAGCGGATAGTATTGTTATGAAAAATAAGAATATTGACGGAGTTAAAGATGGTCAAAGTGTTGTAGGATGGGAAAGAAGTACGGAAAAAGGTACTCATACAAAAGGTTATATCGCTAATATTATTAATAACGGTAGTCGTTTTCCTCAGTTTACAACACGTTCTGGAAGAAAGTACAAAAAGCCCGGTGAAGTTGCGGTTCATGCAGATCATTTTATTGAAGAAACAAGAAAAAACCCTATTGTTCAGCAAGGAATATTAAAAGCTGAAGCTGAAGCAATGAGGAAAATTATTAATAGAAAAAAGAAGGAGAGTAACTTATGAAAAGGCCAGTTGAAATTGTTCAAGACATAATTGTAGCTAGTGACTTTCCGCATGATGAAATCTTTCTTGATTCTATTCCTAGTGAAAAATTAGATTCTAGTAATGAAACGCAAGTTTTACTGACAGAATCTGATAATGGACCAAGTGATTATGGTAACTCAGATTTTATTTCACTCATGTATGGTGTTTATATTCAAATCTTTTACTCGAACGCTGAAGATTCGGATATAAATATTGTTCAAAGCGAAATTAATCTGATGAAATCATTTATAAATAATGATTGGCTTATTGCGCAATCAAAAAGTCACTATATAGACCCTGATACAGGGCAAATTATTAAAAATTTAACGGTGCAACGCATCATGACATTAAGTGAGATAGCAAATAGCTAACTCATTTTTTATTTAAGAAAGGAATTTAAAATGGCAACAAAAGGTTTAAAAATGGTTACACTTGCTCTATTGGATGAAAAAGGAGTGATCATTAAAGGAGAAACTGGTTTATCTACCAATGGAGTCTTCCCAATTACTGATGAAATGTTAGGTACAAAAACTGCAAACATCACTAATTTATCAAGCGCTCCAACAATGATTTATGGTAATGATGGTCAAGTAGATGCAGATATTGCAAAAGGTACTCCTTCAGTAGCCTTTGCATTTAATGGTCTACCAGTAGATATTAAAAACAAATTGCTTGGTCGTGTAAACGATACTAAAGGTGGTTATACACAAGGAAGTATTCCAAAAGTAGCAGTCTTGATTCAAACAACTACAATCGGTACTGCGAAGCCACAATATGTTGCTTTTGCTGCTGGTAAAATGAACGAAACAGCAATGAACTTGCAAACAAATACTAATGCAGTTGTTCGTGTTGATGACGCATTGACATTTACTGCATTCTCTGTAAGTCGTTGGGGCGGAGAAGCTGTCAAATTCTTTGATGGTGGAGATTCAAAATTTACTGAAGACGTGATGATGAAAGATGTATTTAATGGTTATGCTGGAGTTGGAGTTTAATAAATTATACAACGACTACAACTAGACATTAATAATTAAATGGCGGAGTGATCCGCTTTTTATATGGGATAGATAGATGGTCTATTATATTAGGTTCGATACCTGACTATTCCGTTACAAAAAGTAAAATAGAGGAGATATACAATGAAATTATCATTACCAGAAATTAGAGAAGAATCATTTGAAGTTAAAACTTCAATTAAGAACATTAAAAAAATGCATGCCTACCAATTGGAACTAGCAAAAAGCCAAGAAAAACTCGCTTCAGTTCAGGATGGAACACTAGAAGAATTAACCAAAGCAATCGCTCTTGATGATATGTCAGTAATTAATAATGCTGAAAAATTTATTACTGAAATTCTAGGTTTAAATAAAAAAGAAGTAGATAAATTAGAAGAATTTGACCGTGGTCAATTTATGAATTTGCAGTCTAAACTTGTTCTTTCACTTCAAGGGTATGATGATGATCAAATCGATACTATGTTTACTGAGGAGGTTGATTCTGCCGAAAAAAAAGTTCAAGCATTGAAGAACGAAAAGTCTACCACCACAACCAATTAATAGACTTACAACTATTTGAAAAAAATATTATCGAAAATTGGCACTGGACATTAGAGCAAGTAGATAATCATGACTATTATGACTTAATTGATGTGTTTAAAGCGAATGAAGATAATAAGATGGCTTCATTTGATGATTTGAAGAAAATGTTTGGACAATAATATTCATGTCAATACCTAATATTTAGGTGTTTTTTTATACTCAAAAATTAGAAAGGAGTAAAAATGGCAGATATAATGGTTGATTCAGTCACCACAGGGATTGACTTGAATGAAACAAAGGCTGTTGAGGCTATCAACCGCTTAAAATCAGCAGTTAAAGATAGTACTCGTGAATGGCAGATAAATGAAGCACAGGCTAAATCTGCTGGAGATGCTGTTTCTGCATCAAAATATCGCTATGAAGGTCTTAGTGAAGCAATGGAAAAGCAAAAAGCTTATATTGCTAACCTTTCAGAAGGTATAAAGACAATCAATAGAGATACTGATGCTGGCGAGAAAGCTTATCAAAAATATAATGCTCAGTTAAGCACAGCAGAACGTTCTCTTGCCTCAATGACAGGGCAATTAAACCGTGCGAAATCAGCTTATGAATATCAACAAACAGGTATTGAAGATTTAAATAAATCTCTCAGTGCTAATGATAAACTCATGCAGTCTCAAATTGATTTATATGAGAAAACTCGTAATAAAATGGGAGCTGCTAAAGCTGAAGTTTCTGGTCTATCTACGTCATACGCAAAGCAAACTGAGATTTATAGAGCCCAAGTAACTGAGCTTAAACGATTAGAAGCTGCCGAGGGTACAAGTTCAGAAACTCTCGTTAAGCAAAAAACAAGGGTAAATGAAGCTGCTTCGTCATTATTAAACTATAGAAATAAACTCTTAGAAGCTAACTTGGCAGTTACAAAGATGCAACCGTTTAATTCTGAGTCTCTCATTGGTAAAGGTTTAAATACTGTTTATCAAACAACTGAGAAAGCTACCGATGTAATGGCAGCAGGATATCAGAAAGTAAAAAATGCAGCATATCAAAGCGCTTTTGGTATTGCAGCAATTGGAGCGGCAGCTATAAAAGGCTCTCAAATGGCAGCTGATTTGCAGGATAGTTATATTAGAACAACCAATCTTGCTGTAACCGGTGGAGAAAAAGTTGCGGAAGTAACGAAAAATATTGCTCAAATGCAAAAAGATGGCGCTAAATACTCTGTTGAATATGGTAAATCTCAAGCAGAAATTGCAGAAGGATATCAAGAACTTATTAAACGCGGATATACATCTACTGAAGCTTTAGGTGCTATGCGTTCAGAATTACAAGCCTCTGTTGCTTCTGGCGATGATTTTAATAATGTATTGAGCGTAACCTCTCAAGTTGTCGATGCTTACGGCATGCGTACTGATAATGCAGCACAAATGACTAAAAATACAAAAGATGTAGTTAATCAATTAGCTTATGCAGCAGATATGACAGCGACAGATTTTGCAAGCATGGGTAAAGCTATGGAGTATGTTGGTGATTCATCTCATTCAGCAGGTTTTCAACTATCAGAGGCGTCTTCAGCAATTGGTATTCTTTCGAACCACGGTTTAGAAGCTGATAAAGCTGGTACTGGACTTCGTAAAGTAATTAACTCAATTACTGGTGCATTAAGTGATCAGTCAGCTAGCCAAGAAGATGCTGCTAAATCAGAGTCTGCACTTAATGAAAAAATTGCAGAGCACCAAAAGAAACTTGAAGAAGCTCAACCGGTTGTTAATTCTGGCACAGGGAATACTAAAGCAGCAACTAAAGCTATTGAAAAGCAAAAAGAAGCAATAGGGAAGCTTCAAGATAAAGTAGACCAATTGCAATCTGGTGGTGCTGCCAAAGATATGCTTTCTAAACTTGGAATTAAAAATAGTGATTTAGTAGATGCTAATGGTAACCTAAAGGATTTAACAACTATTATGTCCATAGTAAATGATCATACAAAAAATATGGGAACTGCTGAAAAAACCTCTGTTTTTCAACAATTATTTGGAACAACAGGGCAACAAGCTGGTATTATTCTCGCTCAAAATAATAAAGAACTTGAAGAGCTAAATAATAAAGTAAAAAACTCTGCTGATGGTCAAGGATATGTTGCAAATCTTGCCAAGAAAAATATGGGATCGGTTAAGTCGGAGATAAAACAATTCAAAGCAGCCGGAGAGGCTGTTTTAATTATGATTGGTCAAAAGTTCTTGCCAGTTTTATCTGATGCAGCTACTTCAATGGCTAAGGCTTTTAATTCTAAAGAAGGTAAACAAGGACTTGAAGAAATAGCTGGTTGGATTGCTAAGATTTTCCAAGGTATTGTTGATACTGTCAAATTTATTGGAACTCATAAAGATGAAGTAGTAACCTTTGGTAAACTCTTTGCTGGAATTTGGGCCACTAAGAAAATTGGAGATGTTATTATATGGCTTAAAAAATTGAAAAAATCTTTACTTGAAATTCAAGCTATTGATGCATTATCAGGAGGTTTAGGAACAGGAGGAATTAAATCTTCTGTAGGTAAAGGTGTCGCTGCTGAAGCTGGAACAGTTGCTTCAACAGTAACTAAAAGAGGCGTAGCTGCTGAAGGCGAAGCACTTGTTGCCTCTGGCGGTTTATCAAAAGCTACTTCCTTAATTCCAAGATTATTAGGAATTATTGGCTCTGTTGGCGGAAGTACAGTCTTGTCTGGCGGAATAAATGCAGGAGCTGAATTACTCAGTAAAGATAGTACAGCTCAAAAGACTGGCGGAGTTGCTGGCTCACTCGGTGGAGCAGCAGCAGGTGCAGCTATTGGTTCTCTTATCGCTCCTGGTATCGGTACAGCAATTGGTGCAGCGATTGGCGGAATGGGTGGTAAAAACTTAGGTAAAAAGCTTGGGGATTTGATTAATAATGGTTTAAAAGAATCTTCATTAAAAAGCGAAAAGCTACCAGTTGTTAAGTTCGACCCTAAAGCACCAACAAAAGATATGAAAGAGTTCTCCAAGGACTACCAAGGTTTCTTGGATAAAATTAATAAGGCATCAAATGTTGATATTGTAGATGAGAAATCACTTGAAAAAGCTAAGAAAGCAACTGCTGATGCTTATACACAAATGTCTAAAGATATCGATAAATTCTACCAAAAACAAGAAAAGGATTCTAAAAAGCAAATTGATATTCTAGTTAAAAATGGTGTAATTACTCAAGCTCAGGCTGACAAATTAAACAAAGGTCAAAAAGATTCAGACGATAAGCAGAAAGCTGCTCAGAAAAAGAATCTTGATGAGATGAAGAAGAATACTGATAAATATTATGATTCTGTTGCTAAAGAGCAAAAAAGTAATCAACTTCAAACTTCTATGAACGAGATGAATCATGCTAACCTAATGAAAAAAATTAAGTCCGGGAATACTTCTGAACTTCTCAAAATAGAGAAAACTTATGGCAAAAATTCTCCTGAATATCAGCAAGAAATGAATAAAGAAATTGCTAAAGAAAATAGTGATTTCAATAAAGCTCAACAGGCTGCAAAAAAGAAACATAATGAAGCGATGGATAAGCTTGAAAAAGATTATGCAAAAACTCAAACCAAAGCTGAAGAGCAGATGAATACTCAAATTAATACTGCTACCAAAATCGCTCAAAACAAGCAAATGGATCTTTTAGAAGATTTAAAAAATAAAAAAGGTAAATTAAATCAAAAACAATTAATTGATACTATTGAAAAAGCTGACGATGAATATAAAGCAGTAAAAGATAAAGCTCAAAAGCAAAAAGATGAAGCTGTTAAAGCAGCTAATGAAAAATACAAGAAGACAGTAGCAGCAGCGGACAAAGAACGTGCAGAAAATGGATCAATGTCTAAAGCTCAATATGATGAAATTGTAAAAAATGCTCAAAAACAACGTGATGGAGCAATTTCAGCAGCAAAAAAACAACAAGAAGATGTTACTGATAAAGCCAAAAAGACTCATAAAGATACAATTGACTTGGCAAACGATAAAGCCGATAAAACTGTAAAAGCTGCTGCGAAAGAGCAAAATGAAACTGTTAGCCAATATACTAAAGGATTTACAGATTCACGAGATTTAATCAATAAATTCATTGATGGAATTAACGGAGTTCTTAACTTCTTACATAAAGGTTGGGGGAATATCGGTCATGTTAGCCTTAAAGGTTTTGCGACAGGTACTAGTGGTTTAGCTCAAGACGAAACAGCTTTAGTTGGTGAAGAAGGATTTGAACTTGCTCACCATCCAAACCGTGGTATTTTTGCGGTTGGTCAACAAGGCCCTGAAATTCGTAATTTGAAAGCTGGAACTTCAATTCTTCCTCACTCAATGTCAAAAGAATTCTTATCATTAACAGCTAATTTACCAGCTCATGCTGACGGTGTATCTGGCTTCCTATCAGATGCGCTTGGATGGGTTAAATCAACATATAAAGATGTCACAAGTGTTATTTCAAAAGGGCCTAAAGGAGTTGTAGATGCTATTTATAATGGCTTAGGATTAGATGATTTAGAAAATGATTTTCCGCCAGTTGTAACTAGGATAGCAAAGGGGTCCGCTCAAACAGCACAAGATAATTTTATAAAATTCTTACAATCATTCTTCAAAAAAGCTGAATCGGATGCAGGAGGATCACAAGGTTCACCATCTGGTTCTGGTGTTCAACGTTGGGCTGGACAAGTTAAACAGGCGCTTGCAGCTAACGGCTTGAGCACAAGCCAAGACATGATTGACCGTGTGCTCCGTCAAATTTCTTCTGAATCAAGCGGAAATGAAAAAGCCGTTCAAGGGAACATCGGAGATATTAACAATATCACTGGTGACCTTGCTAAAGGGTTGATGCAAACAATTTCCTCAACTTTCAACGCCAATAAATTCCCTGGTCACGGTGATATTTTTAATGGTTACGATAACTTATTAGCTGCTCTTAATTATGCTAAAAAAACCTATGGTCCAAGTTTGTCATTTCTTGGAAATGGGCATGGTTATGAAAATGGCGGAGTCATTGATGCACATGGATTTTATGAAATAGCTGAAGGAAATCGTCCTGAAATGGTTATTCCGCTTGATCCTCAAAAGAAGTCAAGAGCGACTCAACTTTTGAACCAAGCAAATAGAACTATTAACGCTAATAATTATGAAAAAAATTCTAATAGTAATATGGAATTAGCTTTAACTCAAGCTGTTAATCTACTTTCTCAAGTTCTTGGAGCGACAAAAGAACAAACAACAGCTCTTAAAAATCAACCTGCACCAATTATTGATGAAAATAGTTTCTTTAAAGGTGCAGCTCCAACAATTAAAAAAACACAGGATTCATACCAAAATAGAAAAAATAGATTAGGAGGTATTATGATTTGACATTTACGATAAGTTTTAATGGTCAAAATATTTCCGACTTGGTAGATGGATTTACTTCAATCGAACGAAATTTTGGCTCAACATGGACAAATAATCTTGGACCAGAAGGAACTACAAGATATGGTCAAGAATTTGTTAATAATTATATTAATGCGAAAACAATTACAATTTCTTTCATTAAAGATGGTATTCCGAAAGATTGGGTTAATATTCGCCAACAAATTGCTAGTGTTTTAGATGTTTCAACTCCTTCACCATTAATTTTTAGTGATGAGCCAAATAAAGTTTGGTATGCATTGCCTGATCAGTTACCAACTTTTTCTGAAGATATATCTTCTTTAAGGGCAACAGGAACTTTAACATTTATTGTACCATCAGGTGTTGCTATCTCAAGCTATACACAAGAATTGAATTCAAATAATTCAGGAGGAACAAATGGTTCCATTACAGTTAATTCAGATAACTCAGTTGATGTCTTGATTAATAACCAAGGGACTATTCCAGCATATCCTACGTTTAAATTTACTCATAAATCTGATAATGCATTTATAGGTATTGCAGGTCAAAATGGAGTTGTTGGATTGGGAAGTCAGGATCAAACTTTGATTGACTCAAAAACAACTGAAACAACAAGAGTAGAATCTCAATGGCTTTTAAACCCATCTGGTATAAGCCAAAATAGTAATTTTAGTGGACATTTTAATGTGGCTAATGATGTTGGCAACCCTCAAAACGGTCAATTATTAACTGCAGGAAATCTTGTTTTTAAAAAAGATGGATTAAGATTACAAGATGGAGGTCCTCGTCCGTCTGGCGGAACATGGTCAATGCAAGGGGCTATGCAAGTCTATAATGTTCCAGCTGATAAAATAGGAAATGTTGGAACAGCTAATTTTACTTCAACATTTAATATTTGGGCGCAAGCAACAAAAATGGGGCAAACTGGGCTGATGCAAGTTTTATTTTGTGATTCTAACAATAAACTTATGGCTGGATTAGGAATATATAAAGATGATACAAGAGGAAATAGCTTTAGAACTCAACTTTATATTGGTGGTAATCATCCCAGAACATGGAAAACATTTGGACCAGGAGGACAAGAATTAAATAATGGTGGTCATGGAGATGGGAAAGTTCCTAATCCAAACTTATATTTTAATTCTACAACTGGATATTTTACTATTCAAAAGAAAGATAGAGTTTTCAATTTTACATTTGGCAATAGAGGAGGAAATTACCCTATTACTATTCCAGAGCTTGGAAGTACTAAATGTACAAAAGTATTTGTATATATGGGGCAATTAAAAGGAAGAGATGTCAACACACAATATATAACAAATCTATCACTTAGAATGTTTAAATTTCAAAAGAATGATGTTACCAAAACAATTGATAGCAATACAGATGTTAAAACATTTATTCCAGCAGATAATCATCATTATGGTAATAGTGAAGTTGTTGTAGTAAATATGAGTAGTTCAAAAATATATAGAAGAGAAGGACTTACAATTGCTAATGATGAGATGATTACTGGTTCAGAACCATTTTCAGTTCCTCCAGGTCAATCAATTGTTAATTGCTCATTTGGAGATAATACAGTGCCTCCTGATATTGATGTAACTTGGAAAGAAAGGTATCTATAATGCAATTAAATATTCATGACTCAACATTAAAAAGAATTGGTTTTATCAATAATGATCTACCAGATGCACTTCACTATTTTAATGATAATTGGCATCGTTATTTAGCGGAGGGAACCTCTACTTTTGACTTTTCTGTTAATAAGATAAATCCTGATTATGCCTTGTTGACTTTACAAAGCTATATAAGCTTTAGTTACGATGATGAAGATTATTTATTTAATATAATTAATATCCAGCAAGATCATTCCACCATGCAAATTCAATGTGAAAATTTAAATTTGGAATTGATTAGTGAAGAAGTTGGTGCTTATAGCAATACGAAGCGCCATAGTATTGTTTGGTATTTACGTAATGCAGCTAAAATTACTGACAATGTATTGGAAATTGGTAATAATCCCTTTTCAGAGGTTGACGATGATAAAGCCAACCCTATTTTATCGTTTGATGGGACAGAAACCAAACTGGCACGTATCATTTCAATCTGTAATAGTTTCAAGGCAGAGTTTCGCTTTAAAACTGAATTAAAAGATGACGGAACACTTCAAAATATAACATTAGATTTATATCAAACTGGAGGAGTTGGGCAATTAAGAAAAGATGTAACGTTATATTATGGTAAAAATATTGATGGTATAACCTCAACTGGTGATAGAACATCTACATTTTTTAATTCAACAACTGTTACTGATTCAAACAACAAATATAATTGGTTATCAATAGAAGGAAAATATTATAATTCTGATGGCCAATTAGAATTTTATAAAGATGCTGGTAGTAATACAGCATATGCTCCTTTATCAAGAGATATGTTTCCTTCTCAAATCCTATCTACATCTTCAGATCAATATACTAATAAAAATATTCAAACATCCGCAAGTTCAAATGATGATTTATGGGATTATGCTGTAAGCCAGTTTAAACTATATGCTTATCCTCAAATGACTTATGAAGTAGTAGTATCAGTAAATGCTGTTACAAGTGCTCTTGGAAATGACAAAAAGCTAAATATTGGAGATACAATAATCGTCCAAGACTCAACTTTTGACAAGTCAGATGGTGGATTAATTTTATCAGCAAGAGTATCTGAACAAGAAATAAGTTTTACTAATCCATTAAATAATAAAATTACTTTTACTAATTTTGTTAAATTAAAAAGTGAAATTTCTGCCGATTTATATGGAAGAATGAAAGATTTAGTTGACCAAAACACTCCCTATAGGGCAGAATTAGAAACTACTAATGGAGTACAGTTTAAAAACAGTGCGGGCTCAACGACATTGACAGCACGAATATACTTTGGGTCAGATTCTACAGAAACTAAGGCTGACAGTTATTCATGGACCAAGGATGGAACTCTTGTAGCAAACGTTCAAGAAATTACTGTGGACGCTAGTGGAATTGATGGAAAAGCGGTCTATGCTTATAAAGCTACTGTTAATGAAAAAGTAGTCGGTAGTCAGTCGGTGACTATCACTAATGTGGATGATGGAACTAGCCCGATTAATCTAGTTATTGATTCATCTAATGGCTATCAATTTAAAAATAATATCATTAATACAACTTTCACTGCGATACTTTATCAAAATAATAAAGAAATTGATAGTGATGGAACAAAATTTGCTTATATATGGTCTAAAACTAACTCTGACGGAACAGTAGATACCGCTTGGAATCTTGCTCATCAAACAAGTCAGAAATCAATTACAATCACAAATAGAGATATTTGGCAGAGAGCTACATTTGATTGCACTGCTGAACCACTTAATTAATAGGAGGAATAAAATATGTCAATTGTCTCAAGTGGACAAATCACAATCACAGATTTATCAGATGGTATGCAACTCAATGCTTTCATCACAGCGAGTGGGGTGACTACTCAAACTTATGATGCAACAGCTCAAACATGGTCTCCAAGTTATGCGACTACTCCACAAGTTTTAACACTCAACCTTACCAAAGCAGGAAGTACAACTTCTGTTGTTAGTGGGATTTCAGGAAATATTACTTGGACACGTACCGATGGAACTACAACAACAACTATTTCTTCAACTACTAATAGTGATACTCAATATATGAGTGGAAGTGCAAATAGTGTGTTGACAACAAAAGTAAATGTCCCAATTGCTAACTCAGCATCACGATTCACTGCGTCTGGATTATGGATTGACCCAAATACAGGTTTAAATGTTCCGTTCTCAGCTGTTTTAGATTTAACGGTTGTACAACTTGCTAAATCAGCTGTTCTTGCGAATGTTTATACTGGAAATGGTGGAGCATTCTATAATTCTAAGCCTGCAAGCTTAACAGTTAATGCTGATTTGTATAAGGGAGGGACTTTATCACAGGGAAACAAAGAGATATTCTTCGGATATGCAGATAGTACAGTCACTACAACTGGTTCAGCTGGCTATAACTCAAACCTTGGATTAGGTTGGCACTTATGTACTTCATCTACAACTGGTCAAACTCCCAATGTAGCAGCGGGAACAAATACAACTTCTCAAGGGATACTAACAGTTCTACCAACGGCTGTTACGAACTCGCAAAGTTATAAGGCGGTTGTTATTGACCAAGCAGGTGGTACAGCAGGAACTGCAGTTAGTGGTATATGTACTCTTCTTGACTATACAGACCCATTAACTTGTACGATTGATAGTACAGCAGGTAGTATTTTTAAAAATGGTTCTGGTACAACAACACTTACTTGCCGAGTATTTCAATCTGGTGCTGAAATTGATACATCAGGAAAAGATTATACCTATAAATGGTCTCAACGTGACCAAAATGGTGTATTAAATGCTAATTTTGGCGGTACAGGCAATCAATATAAAACTGGTAAAACAATTAGTGTTGCGGCGACTGATATCAATGTCAAAGCTCAATATACATGCGAGGTGAATCAATAATGAAAAGTACATTTTATGCCAATATTGAACTTGGGGGAGAAATCACACAAGTTAGCTTTGAAGCAACAAGTGCAAGTGATGTGATTGAACAAATCTGGCGGACTTACGGTATCTCCACTCCAATTATTGAAATTTGGGCGGAGGTAACTGATGACGATAGTAGCGAACAATAGCCTAACAGTAAGTAATGTTAATGACGGAACGATAACGCATGTAGCCTATGCTAACAGCGCAGACGGCACGGACGGATTTACGACTGTTTATCCGAATTTGAATTTATTAGACGGAACAAAAGATTTTAGTGGAGATTGGGTGAGTTGGGGTACAACTGACGGAACATATAAAGGCTTAACTGTTAAAAAAAGAACTAATAAATGGGCAGGCATTTATAAAAAATATACAGTTATCCAAAATTCCGATTACACATTTTCGGCATTTGTAAAAGGATATGGGACAGATACCAGCATTGTAAGAACTGTATTTATTAATGGAGTGGAAATACTTTCTGCGAAAAATACTTGGACTTCCGCTTTTGATTGGGAGAGAGACTCAATTACTATTTTAGCTAAAGATATAAAAGTAGGCTATGAAATATTTGTAAGATATGAAATTTCAGTGTTAGGTACAAATTCAGCGGTATGGACTGCTGGTCATAAGTGGGAACCAGGCTCAGTCGCAACTCCACACATGCCCTCAGCTAGCGAAGTCACAACTGCTGACTGGCCAAAGTATAGAGGAGAATACTCTGATATGTCAAGCGAACAGTCGACAAATCCATCCGACTATACTTGGAGTCTGATACGAGGGGACGATGGGAAACCTGGGTTAGATGGTAGAGACGGAATAGCAGGTAAGGACGGCGTTGGAATAAAAACCACTGTTATCACTTACGCTATTTCAACAAATGGAACAACAGCACCGGCAACTGGCTGGACAAGTTCTGTTCCAAGTCTTATAAAAGGTCAGTATCTCTGGACGAAAACAGTATGGATATACACGGACAACTCATCTGAAACAGGTTATTCAGTCACTTATATTTCTAAGGATGGTAACAACGGTACTAATGGAATAGCAGGTAAAGATGGCGTTGGTATTAAAACTACGACTATTACATATGCAGGCTCAACAAGTGGTACAACAGTTCCGACTAGCGGTTGGACTTCCACAGTTCCGACAGTTGCAGCAGGTAGTTATCTGTGGACTAAGACTGTTTGGGCTTATACGGATAATACCATTGAAACAGGCTATTCAGTAGGTAAAATGGGAAACACTGGTCCTGCTGGTCCTGCTGGAAGCGATGGTAATCCTGGTAAAGTTGTATCTGATACTGAACCAACCACAAAATTCAAGGGCTTAGCATGGAAATATTCCGGAGTAGTGGACATGACACTTGGTGACAGTACAAAAATATTAGCTGGAACCGAGTACTACTGGAATGGGACGGCTTGGGCTTTATATGAAATCAATGCTCATAACATCAACGGAGATAATCTATCAGTAACTAACGGTACATTCAAAGATGGGAAGATAGAGAGTATTTGGGGCGGAAATGGAGTAAATGGTACGACTACTATTGAGGGTAGTCATTTACAAATTCACTCATCAGATTCTACAACTAACACTGAAAATACAGTAGCACTTGATAATCTTCAAGGATATGCTCAAGTTTATACTAACCATAATACAGGAAGAACCATAACGGTTCAAGCCTCTTTTCAAGGTTTCTTTGTTTCTGACAGTACAGGACCATATGTTAGATTAACACCTCAGGGTCTTATCCAAACTTCTAAAAAAGCTACTGTAAATTTTGGATATGGTAGGAATGTGACTCTAACAAGAAATGGGAGTTATGTCACAATTACTAGTCAAAATCGTTATACAATAAAACCAGCAAACAACACCTGGATTAGAAATGTTGCTACTTTGCCATTAGGATATCGCCCAGTAGAGGATATATTAATTTATAACCATGATTTAAGTGACAGCTCAAAGTTTTCTTGGAGTTTATTACACCCAAGTGGAGTTATTGACTTGTTTAGTATTGGGAATATAACAACAACCGATTATATCTTGTCATCATCTCAAATTTGGATAACTAACGATGAGTTACCGAGTTAGAAGGAGAAAAAATGAAAAAGAACAAACAGTCTCAAGAAGCTACCGATATTATTATTGGTGATAAAATCGTTGCCAATTTAAGCTTTAATGCTTATGAAACTGGGGCATTAGATGCACAATTAACAATTAATAACCCTCAAGATTTTCATAATTCAGAAGAAGCTAAAAATGATCTAAATGAATTAATATCAGAAGCGTTTGAGGCTTCAAAAAATAAACTGGCCACTTATGAAGTGCCAGAAAAATAGAAAGTAGGGGTTATGGAACTAGAACAACTTGTGGAACAGCACGAGGACAAACTCAAGCGGCACGATAAAGAATTATCTCGACTTAATGATATGTCGTTAGAAATTCAAAAACAAATGAATGATGGTCTGACTCGTGTAGATGAATCCAATCGCTTTTTAAGAGAACAGAATACTCGACAATCTGAACAGAATGCTCAAATACTACAAGCAGTTATCAAAGGTAATGAAAGCTCAGACGAACATCAGTTTCAGTTGAAATTACTTGATAAAACAAACTTTTGGAAGTTGACGATTGGAATCGGCGGTTCTGCAGCAGCAATTTTTGCAGCATTAACTGAAATAATCAAAGTATTTTTTAAATAAAGGAGAAAGAACATGAAAACAATTGATAAAGGAACACTTACACGTACAATCTTACTTGTATTAGCGTTAGCTAACCAACTTTTAACAGCTTCGGGACACTCTGTAATTCCAATAGATGATGCCACAGTAACAAATATCATCTCAACTGGTTTCACCGTAGCAACTGCACTCGCTTCATGGTGGAAGAATAATGACTTCACTCATGCAGCTAAAAAAGGAACTGAACTTACTAAAAGTTTAAAAAATGGAGATAGTGTTCAAGTGGTTAAAGCATCAGATGCTGACCATGAATTCACAGAAGGAGGCGAATAATGTCAAGTATTGAAAATATGATTGCTTGGATGCAAGCACGAAAAGGTAAAGTTACCTATTCAATGACTTCACGAATGGGTCCAAAAAGTTATGATTGTAGTTCATCAGTTTTCTTTGCAATGATTGCTGGAGGTTTTCTGTCAGAAGGTTCAATGGGTAATACTGAAACCTTGTTTGGAATGTCAGGAACAAAGCTGAAAGAAATCAGTCGAGGAGAAGTCCAGCGTGGCGATATCTTCATCTCAGGCACTCCAGGAGGTTCTGCTGGTTCGGACGGACACACGGGTATTTTCTTAAGTAACGGTTCATTCATTCACTGTTCTTACACTCACAATGGAATTGCGGTTGATACGAATGATGCATATATGAGTACTCGCTTACCACACCACTTTTATCGAATCGTTGGTTCTGGTTCAGGAAAGACTGACAGTAAACCTCAAATGATTACATTGAATGTTGACGGTCAATTTGGTAATGCGACAGCTAAACGATTGCAAGAATACTTTGATACAGCTGGCAAAGACGGAGTAATTAGCCACCAGTTTAAACAAACCTTTAACCAAAATATTTATGCTGCACAGTTTGATTCATCGCTGACAGGTTCAAACGTGGTTAAAGCATTGCAAAGATTCTTAGGAGTTGGACAAGATGGACTATTCGGTCAAGGCACTATTAAAGCACTACAGAAACACCTTGGAACAACACAAGATGGAACGATTAGCCCAGTTTCTGATTCTGTGAGAGAATTACAACGTCGATTAAATGCGAATAAACTATAAAATTAAAGCCTGACTTCGGTCAGGGGTTTTTTTGTTTTATATTTGTAATAAAAATGAACAAAAGTTCTATTTTTAGATAGAAAAGTTCATAAAACACGAAAAAAAGTGGGAAAAAGTAGAAATTTATATAGCTTTTTATGTTGAAAAAAGAGATTTTTCTGTTATAATACATTTAGATAATAAATCATGAAAAGTGTTAATTCATTTCATTTATTATCTCCTTTAAAATGATGGGGGACATTATAATCCGAATTATTACCTATTCAATTAGGTTTCGTAGCGAGTACGATAACTCGATACTGTTTGTGGCTGCTTTACGTAGCGAGAGGTGGCGGACACCATAAAAATTCCCCACAGGACTTATTAAGGCATCTCTATATCAGGGATGCTTATTTATTGGAGCGTTATGAAAAGTAATTCTGGGTTTAAAAAGCCGTCTAATTCTGAATTTATTATTTTACAAAAAGAGTTACCGATGATAAAGTCAGTATTGTCTTTTATAGATTATGAATTATTAGGAAAAGATATAATCATTTGTACTGCTGAAAAAGAGGTTGCTTTTAAAATTGAGAAAAGAAATATACCACATCTTTTAGGGATTTCATACAATGGTGGCGGGAAGTCCCTTTGGAGAGATTTTAAGAAAAAGCGGCTATCTACCAATAATATGAGTATTAAAGAAGATGGAACTACTTTTCAGAAACTTGCTGCTCTTCATTGTTTTAATGATTTATTTTTAAAATCTTGTTTTTTAACAGGGAATGGTAAGTATGAGAAATTGACTTTTGATGCATCCATTAGAACAGGACGATTATTATTGGCAATAGGTCTCAAATATTCAGATAATGATCAAATATATTACCCTAACACAGCACTTAACTTAAGGTCTAAAATAATACCTAATGGTGAAAAAGTACTTGCGATTTATACAGAGAACTCAGAAACTGGTGAATTAAAATATTTACAAAGAAATCCTAAGTTCATGATAAAAAAATATTGA